CTATCACAGGATGCGAGAAATACAAGCTGAGTATTCGGATTGTTGTCAATTTGTGTTTAGTGGTTCCAGACGTAAAAGCGAAGAAATCATTCCCAAAATTCTTGTTTTAGGAAAAAAACTTTGGACGGTGGACGTTCAGTATTTTTGGGATAAACAACTTAAAGAAGATGGCTTGGGAGACAGGAAAACAAAAACTAAATCGACAGTTCGAAGATATAAACCAACTAGTTCTCGGCAAAGAGGGATATTTAGAGGAGAGTGAGGCAAAAATTTTGCTTTATAAGTTTCTCAGGGAAAATCCTTCCTTTGCTTGTGAATTGTTTACTGGTGTAAAACTCTTCCCTTTTCAACATATGGCTATTAAGGCCATGATGGAGTCTGACTACTTTTTGGGGATATGGAGTCGGGGAATGTCCAAAAGCTTCTCTACGGGCATTTTCGCGCTCTTAGACGCTATTCTGAATCAGGGTGTCCAGATAGGTATTCTGTCTAAGTCTTTCAGACAGTCAAAGATGATCTTTAAAAAGATAGAAGATATATCAAAAAGCCCCAAAGCAACTTTTTTCTCTCAATGTATTACTAGGGTTTCTAAAATGAATGACGAATGGGTCATGGAGATTGGTAGAAGCAGCATTCGTGCTCTGCCACTTGGTGATGGTGAAAAACTTAGGGGTTTCCGTTTCCAGCGGATGATTATTGATGAGTTGCTTCTCATGCCTGAGAAAATTTACAACGAGGTTATTATTCCCTTCCTTTCTGTGGTGGAGAATCCCACTGAGCGTCAAGAGGTATACGATTTAGAAACACAGATGATTGAGAAAGGTAAAATGAAAGAGGAGGAGAGGAGGCGCTGGCCCAATAACAAAATTATTGGTTTGTCGTCCGCTTCATACAAATTCGAATACCTTTATAAAATATATCAACAATACGAAAAATTAATACTCAACGAAAATAGACAAGACGGAGCGCATCGAACCATTATGCACTTTAGTTATGATTGTGCGCCTGAACAACTATATGATCAGAATTTGATTAGCCAATCCAGAGCAACGATGAGTGATTCTCAGTTTGAGCGAGAATTTGGGGCTATTTTTACGGATGATAGTTCTGGTTATTTCAAAGTGAGCAAAATGGCGCAATGCACGATTCCAGATGGAGAGGGTCAGTCAGTAGAGGTCGTCGGTAATCCCAAGGATGAATATATTCTAGCATTTGACCCATCGTGGTCAGAGAGTGAAAGCTCTGACGATTTTGCTATGCTTTTAATAAAGATCAATAGAGACACTCAAAAAGGAACGGTTGTTCATAGTTATGGGTTATCTGGAGCTAATTTAAAAACACATATTAAATATCTAGCCTATCTTCTTACCCACTTTAATATCGTGGCAATAGTAGGAGACTACAACGGTGGAGTTCAGTTTCTTAACTCTTGTAATGAAAGCGATATTTTCAAGAAGAAAAATCTAAAGCTGGGTGTAATTGACGCTGATTTAGATAAAGCTAAGGATTATGAAAAAAATCTGAGAAAAGTTAAAAACCAATATAACCTAAGTAGCAAGAATATTGTGTTTCTTAGAAAACCTACTTCTCAGTGGATAAGAATAGCTAATGAGTCTCTGCAATCTGCCTTTGACCATAAGAGAATCTTTTTTGCAGGAGCCGCTATGAACGATGACTACAACAATCAAAGGAAGGCTAGAGTTCCGATAAAAGAATTAAAATTCATTAGAAATGACCCTAATGAGAGAGGCACGGACGGGGCGAGGATGATCGACTTTGTAGAACATCAGAAAGATATGATGGATCTAATTAAGGTCCAATGTGCTCTTATACAAATTACAACTTCTTTGCAGGGAACCCAGAGTTTTGATTTACCCCCCAATTTAAGAAAACAAAGTGGTGCAGACAAAGCTCGAAAAGACTCTTATTCTGCCTTGGTTTTAGGCAATTGGGCAATGAATGTATTTTATGATATGAACTCTGAGGATATAGGTCAGGTGCAAACCACCTTTACTCCAATGTTCATTTCTTAACATTTAAAAGTTGAAAGTTAACTTTGGCGTGTAATATGGACTATATCCATGTCTAAAAGAAAATACACCAAACGTTCTGAGTATTGGACTCAATTTAAGACCAATGAACATCCCTCTAAACCTTCTTCTGAGGAGCCTTCTCCAGAACTTCTAGGAGAACCTTTCTATACCTCTTCTGCTTCTTATGACCAAGTTTCAAAAGCGAGGAGACAAGGTTTAACTCAACAGGGCTATGAAGGCTCAAGAACAAATAGAGTAGCATTTAGAAATCCAATAGATAGATTTTCTAGTATTAGAGTGGGAATGCTCCCCTACGAATATGCTTCGGATGGGGTGACTTGCAGGGATGCAATTGAGCTTTGTCAGAAAGCATATGCAAATGTGGCTGTTTTTAGAAACGCCGTAGACATAATGTCAGAGTTTACTAATACTGACATTTATTTAGAGGGTGGAACCAAGAAAAGCAGGGAGTTTTTCTACGAATGGTTTAAAAGAGTTAATATTATTAACCTCAAAGATCAATATTTTCGGGAATATTATAGAAGTGGAAATGTTTTCTTATATCGAATAGACGGGAAGTTTAAAGCTCAAGATTACGCAAAATTAATGAATCAAGTGGGGTCTATTAATTCCTCTAATAACAACATACCTCTTAGATATATTTTACTTAATCCTTATGACATAACCGCAAGAAGGGTATCGACTTTTAATTACGGAGGGGCTTATCAAAAACTTTTATCTGAATACGAGATAGCTCGCTTAGCAAATCCACAGACCGATGAAGACTTAGCTATCTTTCAAGGATTGGAGCCAGAAATCCAACAATCTATTATGGACGGCTCTTATTCTAGGACAGGGATAAGATTAGATCTAGACCCCAAAAGACTTTCTTTTTCTTTTTATAAAAAACAAGATTATGAGCCATTTGCTATTCCTTTTGGATTTCCAGTCTTAGATGACATTAATGCTAAGATGGAACTGAAGAAAATGGATCAAGCTATTACGCGCACCGTTGAAAACGTTATTTTGCTTATTACTATGGGCGCTGATCCTGACAAGGGGGGTATTAACCCTAACAACATGGCGGCTATGCAAAGTCTTTTCAGAAACGAGAGTGTTGGAAGAGTGCTGGTGTCAGATTATACAACTAAAGCCGAGTTTATTATCCCTGAGTTAAATTTAGTATTGGGTCCAGAAAAATATGCAATACTTAATGAAGACATCAAACAAGGGCTTCAAAATATTGTTGTCGGGGAAGAGAAGTTTAATTCCACACAAGTTAAAGCTCAAATCTTTATTGATCGTTTACAGGAGTCTCGATATGGTTTTCTGAATGATTTTCTTAATAGGGAAATTAAAAGAATAGCTAAAGAACTTGGTTTCAGATCTTGGCCAGAAGCAAAGATGAAAGATATTGATATGAGAGACGAGGTGCAATTAATGAGAGCTTCGACCCGTTTAATGGAACTAGGTATTATTACTCCCAAGCAGGGAATGGAAATGTTTCACAATGGAAAGTTCCCCGAACCTGATGAACTTAATGCGGCTCAAAAAGACTTCTTGGAAGAGCGTGAAGAAGGTTATTATAACCCTATAGTGGGTGGTGTTCCTGTAATTCCCCCTGCTGGTGGAGCAACTGGCCCAAAGAAAGAGGCTGGGAGACCAGAAGGGACTACAGATATACCCATCACCAATGCCCAGTATTCTAGGGCCAATATCCAACAAACTATTTACGATGTGGATAGCCTGATTCATGAAGCTAAAGCTCAATTAGTTAAAAAACTTAAAGTTAAAGAGCTTACAAAAGAACAAGATGACATGGCCAGTAATTTATGCGAGTCAATTGTTTGCTCTCATCCCAAAGAATATTGGGGTGAAACTTTAGAATCGTGTGTAAAGGATTTTAACGAAATAGAGAATCTGGAGACTTTGAAGGAAGTTTTAGACATCTCTGCCGAACATAATTTGGAATCATATCCATCAGCCCTTTTATATCATAGCCATGAACAAAAATCTTAAATCAGCTTATTCTTTTAATAACGACTCTATTGAAATTTCCATTACCGAAGGTGAAAAAACCAAGAAGCAGTGGGATAAGATCGACAAAAAAGAACTTAAAAAAGACACCAAAAAAGAAAAGAAGGAGCATGAGAAAGATGCTATAGAGGACGATAAGAGCAAAATTAAAAAGCTCGAAAAAGGAAAACCTTCCGAAAAAAAGAAAGCTGAAAAGAAAGCTCTCAAGAAGGACATGAAGTTTGATAAGAACTCAAAGAAAAAGATGGAGGGAGATGCAATTAGAGGATATCCCGATGAGTCACTTATGGCTGAGATGAAGGACGAAAAAAAGATTAAGCCTAAAAAAAGCTACGCTCAAATGCTTACAGATATTGCCGCAGAAAGATTTGGTAAAAAAAAAGAAGTGAGTTAAAGGACAGCGACTTTCTTGATCCAAAAAGAAGGTCTTTCCCAGTGTTGTCAGCTAGAGATGTAAAAAATGCTGTAAGCAGTTGGGGGCGCTACGAAGGATCAATGAGTTTTGAAGAGTTTAAAAGTAAACTTATCAGAAGGGCTAAAAAAATAGGAGCAGAAGGTGCTCTACCCAAAAGCTGGATGGAGAAAAAATAATGGATTACAAATACACCACTACTTTCGAGTCTGTCCTTTTAGCTTGCGAAATTAATGAGTCTTCGTTGATTTCAAAAGCATCTCTTGAAACTCTAGCTCCTCTTCTTCCAAAAGATATTGATTACGAGGGAAACATTGATTTGTTGGGAGTGGCTTTTAATGCCGCAGTGGTGAACAAGTTTAATAAGAATGGAGATGGGATGGATACGGCTACTGCTGTAAAATATACCGATAATTTCATTCATAAGCCTACAAACATAGAACACGATAAACAAAAAGTCGTAGGGCATATTGCCTCGGCGGGATATAGTGAATTTGGATCTAATAAATTATTAACCGAAGCAGAAGTTAAAAATATTAAAAAACCATTTAATATTGCTTTGGGGGCGGTTCTTTATAAAACAGTTAATCCTCATTTTACAGAATTAGTCGAAAAATCAATCGATCCAGAGGATGGCGCATACCAAAAAGTCTCAGCAAGCTGGGAAGTTGGGTTTAATGATTATGTTCTAGCTGTGGGTAGTGATGTTTTAAGTGAGGCTAGGATTATTGATGATCCTGAAGAAATAGAAGAGTTACAAGGACACCTTAGAAGTTATGGTGGTTCTGGGAAAACTGACAAAGGAGAATCTATAAATAGGTTAATAATGGGTGACATTTACCCTTTAGGTATTGCTTATACTTTAAATCCCGCAGCAGAAGTGAAGGGCTTGTATGGAGAAACTAAGGAAAAATCGAAAGTTTTTATAAATGATAAGCGTGATAAAATTTCACAAAATAATAATTTAAATGTAAACAACCAAAAGAACATCATTGATATGGAACTTGAACAGACTCTTAACGAACTAAAAGACCTCCTTAATGAGAAGAAATTCTCTAAAGAAGCTGTTGCCAATATGACTGATACTTTTGCAGATGCAATTCGTCAACGTGATGAGCAGTATCGCAAGGATATCGAGGAAGAGCGGCTGGCTAAAGAAGGTAAAACAAAGGAATATGAAGACCTCAGATCTTCTGTAGCTGAACTTGAAGAAAAGCTTGGTGCTGCGAATGAGCGCATTTCTCACTTTGAAAATGAGAAGCGAGCAGAAGAAGCCGTAGCCTCCTTCAATCAGAGAATGGAAGAAGTTGATCAAAAGTTTGAGCTTGACGATCAAGACAGGGAATTCCTTGCTTCTGAGTTAAAGAGTCTGGACGACCAAGAAAGTTACGAGGCATTTGCTTCGAAGCTGGAAGTTTTATGGAAACATAAGAACAAAGAGGTCCAAGCTGAGTTTGACGCTCAAATTGAAGCCCGTATTGATGAAGAAGTTGCCAAGAGGGTATCAACCGCTTCTGAAGAAGAAGTAAAAGTTGAAGACGCTCTTGACGAGGCTGAGCCTACCGATGCGGCAATTTCCAACTCTAATGAAGCCGTTGCGTCTTCGGAACCATCCTTACGCGACAAATTCAAATCCGCGTTTTCTCGCGACAACATTGAAATTTCTTAATTTAACAAACTAAAATTATGGCATTACGAATTCTACCATTCAGACAATATTCTGATCACGATGTCGTTAACATGTATTCTGTCATTGACAGTGATGTTCTCGATAGCACTACTGGATCGGGCGCTGGCGATGCTGGCGTTTTCGTGAAAGTATCTAACGGTAACTTCGATAACGACCCTGTAACCTACCAAGAAGACTCTTATCTGGGTGATACCAGTTATCCGTTTCTTGGAACTACAGAGATGTATCCGAAAGTTAATCTTAAAATTACAGGCTCTACCTCTGGGGAAATTCCTCTTGGTTTAACACTGTATCAAACAGCTAAAAACGACGAAAATGGAGAAAAACTTCTCTACAATCCTCAAAAGCAAGAAGAGCTTCAAGCGATGCTCCCAGGGCAAGCCGTTCCAGTGCTTACTCAAGGTATCGTCACTTTAGCTAACGAAGCTTTCGACGGAACAGTTTCCGAGTATGCCCCAGGAAAAGGTATTAGAACTTCTCTTACTAATGATGGCAAGCTTACTGGTGCTCTTAGGGCAGACGGCATTCATGTTTTCGGACACGTTCTGGGAACAGGAACCCGCTCAAATGTTGGAATCACTACAGACCAGTTCTCTGGTGATTATATTGTCGTATCTTTTAACTGTAACCGCTAATTCGAAAGAATCTTATTTATCATGAAAATTACTTTAAAAAGAACTCCAGAGCAAGTCGAGCTTGTAAAAGCTATGGCTTCTCGCAACCGTAACGTTGCATACGAGGCTCAGGTCGCCCTTGCTGAATTCATCGGACCAGTTTTGGCCGAGGTTCTCAACAACGCTCCAACAGTGAGCAACCTGTTCCAATCACTTCAATTTGATGCTGATGACAATCCAAGCATCCCTCTTGATCTTTACTACAACATCGCTGACGAAGATTACGTCAGGGTTTGGAGTCAGACTCATGCAGGTGGTCTTCCCAGTAACCAAGTGCTTCCAACGGCTTCTGAATTGAAGCTCGCTACTTACAGCCTTGATTCTGCGGTTGATTTTGATCGTCGTTATGCAGCTAAAAGCCGCATGGACGTTGTGGGTAAAACTTTTGCCCGAGTTGCACAAGAAATTCTTCTTAAGCAGGAGCGGACTTCCGCTACATTGCTTATGACTTCTCTTGCTGGAGCTTCGATCAAAACCTCTCCTAACTTTAACAACACTCAGGTTTTCCGTGGAGCGCTTGCTGGCTCACTCCTTTTGGATGACATTAACAATCTGTTTACTCTTGGTAAGCGTATTAATAGTTCTTGGATCGCAGGAACTCCTACTACTCGCACTAGGGGCATTACAGATATTATCTGTTCTCCTGAAATTGTGGGTAGCATTCGTGCTATGGCTTACAATCCTGTCAACACCCGTGGTGGTGATGGTGCAGGAGCCGCAGGAGACGCTACAACTGCTAATCCTGTTGCAGCTACGGATGAGCTTCGTAACTCAATCTTTAACAACGCAGGTCTCAATAGTTTCATGGGCCTTAACATCTTGGAATATAACGAAATGGGCAAGAACGAGAAGTTCAACACCATTTTCGATACGGCGGCTGGAGGCACTACTTGGGACACCTTCGGTGACTCTGCTGGTGTTGGTGCTGCTGCTTTCAACGGTGCTAATGAGGAAATCATTGTTGGTGTTGATCGCAGTCGTGACTCACTTATCCGCGCCGTTGCTACGGACGCTGATAGTGGAAGCGAGTTCACTTTGGTGGCTGATGATCAGTATAGCATCCGTCAGAACAAGATCGGCTACTTCGGCTCTGTCGAAGAGGGTCGTGTGGTTCTCGATAACCGTGTTCTCATGGGAGTTATTAGCTAATCACAAACAAAACTCCATAACAATTAAAAAGCCACTCCTTCGGGGGTGGCTTTTTTTTGTAATTTATTCGATAGGTGTATATAATATGGTATGGCTAAGAAGAAAACAGCTAAAAAGAAAGAGGTTCCATTTAAGGAGGTCACTACTGGACAAGAGCAACCCGCAAAGCAAGGGTTGCTAGAAGAGTTGGAAGATCTTAAGAATAAGGGAAAAACCAGCACCGCTCGCTATCAAGAGCTACAAAAACAAGTTGAGGTAATCTTTGGAACAGGAGAAACTAATTCATTTGGAACTAATGATGTTAATATTCTTAAGGAAAAACTGGAGAGAATGAGCAAGGCTGATCTCCAAGAGTTCTCTCGAAAGGTGGGAGTTAACCCCTACTATGATAAGCATATTGTATTAGAGAACATTATAAAAGAATTTAATCGCTACCAAAGCCGTGGTAGTTTGCATACAGCCCCTCAACCAATTCCTGCTGTAGAACTAGACCCCAAAAATCCTCAACACAAAGAGATACTGGATTGGTTAAATCAATAAAGATGGTGTAATACACTATATGCCGAACGTATTAGAAGACCTTGCCTCAGGGATTGTAGTTACTGAGTTTGATAGTGATACAGGAATAGCCACTGTAGCTAACGTAAGCGGGTGGTTATATGAGAATCTGGGACAAGTTAATACTTACCTTTATACGGATTTTAGTGGGGAAGCGGCTACTGGAGCTTATGGGGTAATGGATATCGAGGCACAAAACGTTCTAAAGGAGCTATACCTTTCAAATTACTACAATAAACAAGCGAGGAATGCCCTCAGAGGCATCGTAGACTCAAACGTGAGTGGAGATAACGTTTTGTCCTTAAGGGACGGAGAAAGCTCTGTAACGTTCATTAATCGCAATGAGGTTTCAAAGGTTTACAAGTCCATGGCAAACGACTGCATGGAGAAGATAACTAAATTAGCCGCACAATACAACATCTATCAAGCTCAACCTAGACAACTAGGGGGTGTAGATGGTAGTGGAAGAGGAATATATTACTAGTTGGACTAATGGCCTTTGGCCTTAGGACTAGAACTGCCGTTGTAGAGCTTTTCCATAATCTTTTCTACGTCCAGTTCCAGCATCGAAATTTTTAAATTCTGTTTTACGTCATCTGGGAGACTTCCGCTCCCCCATTTGCCCGCTGGCCAATCGCGAACAAAAATTGCATGTTTCTCAACATCTTTTCCAATCATTTGGATTTGGAAATCGTTATGCTGGACTGAGCTTTGAAGATTACTTGCCCACCAAACAATTCCTGCTGCTTGAACTGCTAATCCTATTCCTAAAGAAATAAGAAACTTACTGTCCACGTTGCGGCTTTTTTCCGCGCTTTGATTCGTGTTTGTCATCATGACGACGAGGTTTACGACCGTGAGGGCGCTTGCCTTCACGCTTCTTTTTCCATTCTTCGGCAATAGCCTTTCTTTCTTCAGGATCTATTTTGCCGTTCTTGTTCTTGTCAAACTTTTTAAGAATTTCTTCTTTTTTAGCTTTCCAATCTACCTTGGGTTTCCCGTCAGGTTTACCTTTGCCGTGATGATCAGCGCTTACAGAAGCGACCCCGAGAATAGTGAGAATAAAAATAAGAGTTTTCATGATTGTTATTTGTATCCTCTTTTTCTAGCTCGTCTTTCGCTAACACTTTCCCCACTCTTAGGTTTTTCCTTCGGGGGAACTTGTTCTTTAGGTTTGGGGTCTTCCTCCTTCTTAGGCGAATTGTCTTGAGACATATTATTTATAAAAGATTAATTTAAGCTTCGAAGACTTTAGCGCCATTAACCCCACTCATGAACAATCCAGCAGTATCGTCATTAGGTCCACCCACTTGTGCGGAGAAAGTAAGGTCAACAGTCTTGTTTGATCCTATACTTGAAGAGAAGGATTCACTGTCAAGCTTAGCTTCTTTAAGCTCATATCTTACAGCATCGTATCCCTCTGTATCTTTAATGCTAACACCAACCGTTTGAGAACCAGAATCTAAGACTGCTGCAAGGTTATTTGCATCTGTCTGGTTCATGATAGCGCTAGCGGAAAGGCTAACGTTTACAGGGAAATCAACAGAACGCGCAAATGGGAATTTACTACCCAAGCGCTGAAGTGGAGTTCTTGAAAGTGGAAGAGAGATAGAAACACTTTGAACGTGTGCTGGTCCAGTTCCTGAAAGCTCAGCAACGGTCTCTCCCTCAACATCGGCAAAGTGGAGTGTAATATCTCCTGGGCGCAAGGCATTAATGGTGCGCGGGCCTGAGGCCGTTGATCCTACTTGACCACCTGGAGTTTGCACTGGATCAGGCAGAATAACCATCTTGGGTGCGGCATTACTAGGATCTGAGTTGCCGTCCTCTTGGTTAATTGCGGGTGTTCT